ATTTAGTTAAGACCTACGACGGCGATAAGAATTTATATAAAGAAGCTAGTAGTAGATACCCTAACTTTGGCTGCACAGATTTGTTTACAGTAAATTACAGAATGACAAGACCGAATCAAGAAGATTTTTACTTAAAAGGAAACGAAGTATATGGAAAATAATAAGTCACTATTTATTGCCACCCCTATGTACGGTGGCTTATGCAACGGTTCTTATACATTAGGTATGTTACTCATGCCTGGTGTGTTTGGTAAAGCAGGTATTGGTATGCAGTATGCCCACATGATGAATGAGTCTTTGATTACCCGTGCTCGTAATAGTTTGGCGCATGACTTTTTAGAAAGCAACTGCACGCATCTTATGTTTATCGATGCCGATATTGGGTTTAATCCCAATGATATTATTCCTATGGTTGCTGCAGATAAAGATATTATTTGTGGTTTGTACCCTAAGAAAGAAATTAACTGGGTGCAAGTAGAAGCGGCAGTTAAAGCTGGCGTTCCTACCGAAAAGCTCAAAGATCATACAGGCATTTTTGTAGTTAATGCGGTTAATTATGAGACAGAGATTGCCGCAAACATTTCTGACGTAGTTGAGATTGCTAATGGAGGTACAGGCTTTATGTTGATTAAGCGTGAAGTATTTGCTGGCTTAGCTGACAAAGTACCTGAGTATATTAACGACATGTTTGCAGTTACTGACGACCACAATCAGAAAAAAGTAATCAAAGAATACTTTGCTACTAGTATTGATTCTACATCGGGTAATCGCTTATTGTCGGAAGACTATCATTTCTGCAAAATTGCAAGAGAAGCTGGCTTTAAAATTTGGGCAGCACCTTGGGCGCAGTTGTCCCACACAGGTTCTTACGTGTTTAGCGGTTATTTACCAAGGGTTTAATCATGGCTACTAATGAATTAGAAATTTGCACAATCCACAGCTATGCATTTCCAAAAGGCTCTAATTGCAGGGACTGCATTGCTGAGAAAAAGGCCAAGCCACATGATATGGTTAATCACCCTAAGCATTACACTAGCCACCCAAGTGGGGTTGAGTGTATTCAAATTACTGAGCATATGGGGTTTAACTTGGGTAATGCTATGAAGTATGTATGGCGTGCCGATGAAAAAGGTAATGATGTTGAGGATCTACGTAAGGCAGTTTGGTACATTAACCGTGAAATAGCTAAAAGGATTAAATAATGGAGCCTATTCCATTTGCTGGCTGGGTTGATTTTGACCCCCCTAATAAGACAGAAATCGAGGGTATTTTGAAGGATATGCTTGGTGATGACCCTCAAAGTGGAATAAAATATATAGTATTGGCCGATGGTTCGGTCTACTATTTCCGCAAAGAAGGAGACCGATATGCCCTATGTGAACAAGCCAAGACCCTACAAACATGAGTATGAAATGTATGATGGAACACCAGCCGTTAAGAAGAAGCGGGCCGAGCGTAATAAAGCTCGCCGTATGCTTGAGAAAGCTGGAGTCGTTCACAAGGGGGATGGCAAGGATGTCGACCACAAGACTCCTTTATCCAAAGGTGGTAAGACTGTCCGCAGTAACTTGCGAGCCGAGTCTGCCAGCGCCAACAGATCGTATAGCCGAAACTCAGACCATACAGTAAAGCGGAATAAACCTAAAAATGGAAATAGTCGATAACAAAGCAATTGTAATAACTACACGCAGACCGAACCTAATAACTGAATGTATACCTAAAAGCGAAGTAATTGATACAGAGGGCGACATACATAAGGTTGCTGTTCATTGGGGTTTAGAAGAAGCACAAACCCTTAATAAGCTGAAGATAAAAAACATTCCTTCGCCTATTAATAAAGAATATAAATGGCCTGGACTTTTTAAGCCTATGGCGCACCAAATAGAAACTGCTAGTTTCTTGACCCTAAACCAGCGTGCTTTTTGTTTTAATGAACAAGGTACTGGAAAAACTGCGTCGGCTATATGGGCAGCAGATTATCTAATGGAAACAAACCGTATTGGTCGTGTACTTATTATCTGCCCACTATCTATTATGCAGTCGGCTTGGCAAGCAGATTTATTTAAGTTTGTTATGCACCGTAAGGTTGCCGTAGCCTATGGGGATAGACTTAAACGTAAAGCTATTATTGATAGCGATGCACAGTTTGTAATCATTAACTATGATGGTGTTGAAATCGTAGCCGATGATATTGCAAGAAACAATTTTGACTTAGTTATTATCGATGAAGCTAATGCATATAAAACTGTTACTACGCAGCGTTGGAAAACCCTTAACCATATCTTAACTCCACGCACTTGGCTATGGATGATGACTGGTACGCCAGCAGCACAAAGTCCTACTGATGCGTTTGGTTTAGCAAAGATGTGTGTGCCCGACAATGTACCTAGATTCTTTGGTTCTTTCCGTGACCAGACTATGGTCAACGTAAGCAAATATCGCTGGTTACCTAAACCCGATGCCCAGCAAACTGTATTTAATGCACTACAACCCGCAATTAGATTTGAGAAAAAAGATTGCTTAGACCTACCAGAGGTGACACATGTTTACAGGGACGCCCCCCTTACTGCGCAACAGGAGAAATACTACAAACTCCTCAAAAAAGAAATGCTCATGGTCGCTGATGGAGAAGAAGTCAGCACTGTCAATGCTGCTATTAATCTCAATAAGCTGCTTCAAATTAGCGGTGGTGCTGTTTACTCTGATACTGGTGCTGTTGTTGAATTTGACGTTTCTAATCGGTTACGAGTTATCGAAGAAGTTATTAACGAAGCTAGCCACAAAGTTCTTGTCTTTGTACCGTTCACGCATACAATAGAACTACTCAGTGCGTATTTGAGAGGGGCAGGTATTAGCTGCGAAATTATAAATGGGGCTGTTCCCGTAAATAAACGTACTGAAATTTTCAAGAAATTTCAAGAAGAATCTGAGCCACGTGTACTTCTTATACAACCCCAAGCAGCTTCACACGGAGTCACACTAACAGCAGCAGATACCATCGTCTGGTATGCACCAGTAACATCTATTGAAACTTACTTGCAAGCTAATGCTCGTATTGATAGGCAAGGTCAAAAGAATAAGATGACTATAGTGCACATTAAGGGTAGTCCCGTAGAGACAAAGCTGTATCATATGTTGCAAAATAAGCTTGATGTTCATGAAAAAATAATTGATTTATATAAACAAGAAGTAGTTGACACAGTAAAGTAGTTGTTGTAGTATTAATTATCGGGCAAAGATCCGAAATAACTTAAGGAAAACGAAATGATACAAGATGCCGAAACGGTAGAACCCATTGCCAATATAGATAAGCTAGTCGAAGTCTATATTAAAATTCGTGATGCACGTGATGAAGTGCGTCGTGAAGCAGATAAAAAAGAAGCTGATTTAAACGAGCAGCTAGAAATTATTTCCCAGCAGATACTTGAGGTTTGCAAGCAGACTGGTGCCGACAGCATTAAAACACAACACGGTACTGCTATGCGAGGCGTCAAGTCACGTTTCTGGACTAATGATTGGGAGAAGTTTTACGAGTTCTTATTTGAACAAAAAGCCCCCGAATTATTAGAAAGAAGAATTCACCAAACCAACATGAAGCAATTCTTGGAGGAGAATCCGGACATGCATCCCGCCGGCCTAAATGTGGAACGCACATACGCTATAACTGTAAGGAGAAGCAAATGAGTAACGTCGCCTTGTTCAACCAAAATCTACCCGACTATCTTAAAGAAGTCGAACTTGATGAAGTCACTAAAGCCCTATCGGGTGGTGGTGAGAGTCAAACTAAACGCATTGCGCTCGGACCAAACAAGTTCGTGCTTAAAGTAAACGGCGCTGAGATTTCAAAGACCAACACAAACAAGTTGGAAGTTGTAATCGTTAATGCATCTAAGCATATTTCCAGAACATTCTATGCAAAAGCATGGGACCCAAAAGCTGATGCAGCTCCACCTGATTGCTGGTCTAATGATGGCGAGAAACCTGATGCTTCTGTTAAAGAGCCACAAGCGTCAAGCTGCACAGGATGTCCACAAGACATTAATGGTTCTGGTCAAGGTAGTACTAAAGCCTGCCGTAAGAACCGTCGTATTGCTGTAGCTTTAGCTTCTGATTTAGGTGGTGATGTTTATCAAATGACATTGCAATCCAAGTCAATCTTCTACGATATGAAAGACCCTGGCGATTTAGATCACATGCCATTTAACCAATACGCTAAGTATGTTGGCTCACAAGGCTACAACTTAATTAACTTGGTTACTGAAATGCGATTTGATGAAGACTCAACAGTCGGTAAGTTGTTCTTCCGCCCAGTACGCTTCTTAGAGAAACACGAGTGGGAACAAGCTGTTAAGTTGAGCGAAACCCCAGCAGCTAAGAATGCTATTGCTATGACTGTCGCACAAACAGATGGTGTTAAGAAGTTAGCTGCGCCTACTGCAGCAGCAAAGGCAGAAGCCGACCCTATTCCTGAGCCTAAAAAGCGTGAGGAAAAGAAAGCCGAGCCTACACCTAAGCGTGACTTAAAAGCCGTGATGAGCGGTTGGTCTACTGACGATTCAGAATGAGTCTAAGAGGCTACAGCTATCGCTTGGTCAAAGCAGTTCAAGCTGCTAATCCTGAGTTAATCGGGGTTCGGCTTGGACAGCATTGCATAGCCAAAGATATACCAGTATGGGAAGTGGCAGAGCTATTTAGCGTTTCTCGTATGTCGGTGTATCAATGGTTCACTGGGGCTTCAAAACCTCACCCACGCAAAGCTGAATTAATAAAGAAGTATCTATCGAAGTAAGTCTACGGGGGCAGCTAGCTTGACGGAGCGAATAGGGGTATTGCCGAACCCCATGCTGCCCTTTTCTTTTCGGTTCTGAGGTTATATGGCAACAACAGATCTACTGACGCATTTACTCGCACCAGAAGGTGAAGGGTATTATTGTATCGTCGGTTTACGGCAAGACGAAGTAAGACCTAAGCAAACATTCCATGCAACGCTTGCAGAATGTGCTACCAAGATTGATGAATTATTGCAAGAAAAATGCAATGTGTACTTTGCTTGCGCTAAATATAAAGACCCTAAAGAAGGGCGTATTCAGCCTAACGGCAATATTATTAAAGCTTTTTGGATTGACGTCGATTGTGGCTTGGGCAAGCCATATGCAGATCAAGTTGAAGGCTTATCGGCTCTCAAGGAGTTCTGTGCAAAGGTGCACCTACCTTTGCCGACGATAGTCAATTCAGGTCGTGGTATTCATGCTTATTGGAGATTGTCTAGTGTAATTGACCGATCACAATGGAAGCCTATTGCTGAACGACTTAAAGCACTATGCGAAGAATACGAGTTTCATGCTGACCCATCACGTACTGCTGATAACGCATCTATTTTGCGTGTGCCTGAAACACTTAACTTTAAAGATGAAGAAGGTTTACCTGTAGAAATACTATCGGTTGAACCTGAGCTTGAGTACGAAGCAATTAAGTCTGTAATTGGCGTATTAATTGCACCTGATTGGGTACCGAAGAAACTTGATGAAGTAACTAAAGCACTGCTTGGTAATAAAGCTAGTCGGTTTAAAACCATCATGATAAAAACACTTGATGGCAAAGGCTGTGCTCAACTTGAAAACGTTGTAGTAAACCAAGACAGTATTGAAGAACCATTATGGAGGGCAGGCCTGTCTATAGCGGCAGCCTGTATAGATAGCGATGAGGCAATTCACCAAATTTCCAGTGCGCACCCGGACTATTCGCCAGAAGCGACGGAGAGAAAGGCCCGCTCTACTAAGGGTCCCTACACTTGCGAGACGTTCCAAAAAATTAACCCATCGGGATGCGAAACGTGCCAGCATAAAGGCAAGATATCGTCGCCGATACAGCTTGGATCCGAGATCTTGGTTTCGGAGGATTCTATCATCGTTGAGAAGACGGAAGATGGTGGGGAGGAAACGTTCGATATTCCAGAATATCCATTTCCGTATTTTAGAGGGAAGAATGGCGGAGTATACGTAAAGATTGAAACCGAAGAAGGCGATGATGCGCTTAATATTTACGAGCATGACTTTTATATTGTTAAGCGTCTATATGATCCCGCTAAAGGTGAGTCACTTTGGTTTAGACTACACCTTCCTAGAGATGGCGTAAAAGAATTTTCTCTGCCTATTACTGACGTAATGGCACTGGATAAGCTAAAAGATAAGCTAGGCTTTCATGGTGTGCTCGGTGGTAAGAAGCAAATGGAAGCAGTTATGTCCTACGTCATCACATCTGCTAAAAACCTACAACATAAAATGGAGCTAGAAGTTATGCGTAATCAATTCGGCTGGGCCGACAAAGACACGAAGTTTATTATTGGAGAGCAAGAAATATCTGCAGATAAGATAGCGTATAGCCCACCTTCTACTGCTACTGGCTCTTTAGCTGACCATTTAAAGCCGGCGGGTGACTACGATGCTTGGAAGAAAACAGTTAAGGTATACGACGCTCCTGGATTTGAGCCGCATGCGTTTGGCTTTTTCACTGCATTTGGCGCTCCACTGCTTAAGCATTTGAACTTTAAAGGTGGCATCATTAACTTAATTAACAATACATCGGGTACTGGTAAATCTACTATTCTTAAGATGTGCAACAGTGTTTGGGGTCATCCAGAGGAGCTTATGTTGCAGTGGAAAGATACAATGAACTCCATTATTCACCGTATGGGTGTAATGAATAACTTGCCTGTGACTATTGATGAGGTTACTAAGCTGTCTGGAGACCACTTCTCTGACCTAGCCTACAGCGCATCACAAGGTCGTGGTAAGAACCGTATGCAGCAGCATGCTAACTCTGAACGTATTAATGCTACTAAGTGGGCAACTATTGTATTGTGCAGTTCAAATGCTTCTTTCTATGACAAGCTGTCTACTCTTAAGTCTACACCTGATGGTGAATTCATGCGTTTGTTAGAGTACAAGATTGATTTAACTGGCAACCTTACTAAAGAAGAAGCCGATGTTATATTTAATCGCTTGTACGATAACTATGGTCATGCTGGCGTTGAGTATGCTAAGTATTTGGTAAACGACCTAGAGGCAGCTATCGACCTAGTCATGCAGGTTCAACAGAAGTTGGATAAAGCGGTCGGCTTAACAAACAGAGAGCGCTTCTGGTCAGCTATCGTTGCATGTAATATTGCTGGTGCTTTGATTGCTAAAGATTTAGGTATTATCGACTTTGATATCAAGCGTGTATATGACTGGATTGTTAAAGAATTAAAAGTTATGCGCACCGAGATTAAGGCTCCTACACAAAGCCAAGCTAGTGTGATTGGCGAGTTCATGAACTCACACCGTGCAGCCGTATTAGTTATTAATGGCGAGGCCGACAAGCGTTCTGGAATGGAGCAGCTTCCTATTCTTGAGCCTAAGTTCAATGACTTGTTTGTCCGTATTGAACCAGATAATAAGCACATCTATATTAATGCCAAGCAGTTCCGTAAGTATTGTTCTGACAATCAGATTACTTTAAAAGATGTATTGACTCACCTGCAAGCAGATAAAGCGTACTTGGGGCAAGTTAAGAAGCGGCTTGGAAAAGGAACTAAAATTATTTCATCTTCTGTAGATGCATATTTGTTCGATATGAATAACCCGCATTTCCATGAAACTGAACACTTCATTGAAGAAACTAAGAGCGTTACTATAGATGTTGATTCACGGACTGGACTTCCGAGTTAATTGGAAGAATTTTGTAGTTGGTTCCTCCTTTTTTATTCCGTGTTTGGATACAGAGGAGGCTTTAGCCACAGTCTTAAGAACTACAAAACGCTTAGGGTATATAGTAAAAACTAGGGTTGTTGTGGAGAAAGGGCTAGGGGGCTTGCGTATTTGGAGGATTAAGTAGTATTATTACTCCGTAGTCTCTCCTTGGACTACTCGTTCGTTTCCTTCGGATATTTCCGTTTACCCCACCCTAGCGGTGGGGTTTTTTATTCGTCAGGGTTACCGTAATCACCCATGCTGCTCAGCTCACCAATCAGCTTCTTGTTGATTGGCATACCACCAGTACTATCAGCTAGAGCACGCTGCTTAAATCGGGTTCTTACAGAGCTACTTAGATTCTTACCAGTAATAGCTAGAGTTGGATGTGTTGCATTAAACTTAGCAACCTTGTCTAATACTTTGTCAGTCATATCAGTATCGCCATTATCGATAGACATAAAGAAACCGTCCAGTAATCCTTGGCGCTTATTAAGAATAGCCTGTTCAGCAGTCTTCATTTCAATATTAGCTTTTTGGCGTTGTGCCAGGCGCTCTGGTGTAAACCCTAATGCTTGTGCTGCAACTTCTGGGCCGGTAATATCGCCTACAAGCACGTTGCCACGCAAGGTTGTAGCTTCGCCTTCTTTACCTAAGCGGATACCTTTAAGGATATTCTTAACCAATGCTGGGCTAGCAGTCTCCATTGCACGCTCAATATGGCCCTCATTCCACTGCTTAAGTGCCTCGGCTGAGCTAACCATTAGACCTGCAGTAGGGCCAAGTAAGTTAACCATCATGTTCTGTACGGCAGTAACTTCGTCAGGGCTCTTACGGCTATCTCTGTACCACATATCGTTTAAAGATAGTCGGTCGGCTACGTTAGCACCAAGTACTTGAGAAGCTACACCACGAGAAATAGAGTCGCCTACAAAGCCGCCAAAGGTCTTGTTACACCAGTTTTTAAACCAGTTATCAAAATCAAACTCATCATCATCATCGCCAAATACAGCATGCATAGCATTCATTACCCCAGATACCATCCACCATAAGGGTAAACCCGTAGCCCCAGCAAATACCGCAGTCATGCCGAGTGTTCCAGCTAAGCGGTCACGTGCTTCAGTTCTAGTATCTTTAATATATTGGTGCACTTTAGCATCAAGTTCTGCATCAGATAGTGGTGGCAAACCAGGTTTATTTACTCTGTGGTCGTCCTTAATCTGATAACGTATATCTTTAATCTCATCCTCGCTATAAGACTTACCAATATATTCATAAGCACTACGTGCTAGCAGGTACGTCATTTGCTGAGAGAACTGCTTGAACTGTAAGACTATCTTGGCTACTGGGTGCTGAAACCAGCGTGGCTTATTCAAAGTAGAGTAGTCAAACATAGACTTATAAGTTAAGTCTTTAGCAATACCAATAGCCTTACGGCGTGCAGCTTCTTCTGAATAGCCATCTTTTTTAGCTTGTTCATAAGCCATATCAAAAGAAGACATAGCTACAATCTCACGGTTAAACTTCTCAGCACCATGGAAAGCGCCACTTAACCACTTCATTGCGGTGTGGGAATGCCCAGTATATAAGTTAGATGGCGCCTCGGCTAAGCCTACCAAGTCATGCGACAAAGTGTAGTCAATCAAACCGTCGGCTAAGAACTGGTCATAAGCAGCTTGTTGTGCCTCAGTAAAGATACCTGGCTTATTGCTAAGCGATGGGAAAGCTATCTCGCCATTCTGGTCTTTAAATCCAGTGCTAATAAATTTCTTAGTATATTCACCCATCTTAAGTGCAGTCTTAGTCCAGCCATATCTAGCAGCAACTACAGGCATACCTACTGCTGGAACACCGAGCATATTAGTGATTGCTGATGCAGGTGAAGTCATAAACCACAAGAAAGATACATTAGATAACACCGATGGAATAGCGCCAGTATCGGTTGGGCTCATGATATAGCCAAGGCGTTGTTCTAGTTCACCAAGGTACTCGGCTTCAATCTTGCCTTCTCTACCACCTTTTTGCTGAGTAGCTTCTTTAGCAGTTTGGATATCACTGTACAAACCACGGCTATATTTATAACGTGATTGCTGATAAGCCATATGGAAAGCTGAGGATGTAAATGCACGAAGCATATCCTGATCCATACCAGCGGTACCCTTACGATTCATAAACATCTTACGAATGCTTTGGTCAGGCAAAGTAAGCAGATATAACTGCTCCAAGCTTTCTTCTAAATTAGTACGCAGCTCAGTAGTATCTTTACCTGCAGTGGTATTAATAATATCTTTTAGCTCTTTTAAGAACGTGAAGTCTTTCATGTTCTCAGACATAAGTTTTTGAATAGAGTTGCGTGGCTTAACTTCATCGCTGCTCAATGGTCGGCCAATTTGTTTTTCAAGCTCGGCTTGGCGCTTAACTTGGAACGCATTACGAGCTGCAGCCGATTCAAACGTATAGAACTCTTTCTGTTTGCCAGATAAGAACTGAACTGAATAACGACCAAAACGACGTAATGGAAAGTATGGCTCAATAGAATGCTGCTTGAAATGGTCACGCAGCTTCTTAACCTCTGGCTCTTTTTCTAAGTCAGCAGTTTCCTGCGCATATTTAGGACTGCGAGTATCCAGGGTTGTACGCAACTGAGACTTCTTATTCTCAACGATATTATCGATATAGCGCTGTAAGCTCTGGCTATAGTAGTCACGCACTGTAATATAGATTTCTTTACCCTTTTCATCAAGGGAGTTCCATGCATTATCCAAAGATGGGATACCAGTCTTACCTTTAGATGGGTCTTTAGCCTGCAAGGTAGAGTCAAGCATAATGCCATTTAGTTTTTTGGCTTGCTCTGGGTTATCCCGCTGGTAAATCATCCACTTATTAACGATAGATTTAGTGGACTCAAGCATGTTGTTGCGTTCATCCAACATACCTTCGACCTTAGCAATGAAAGTTCTAAACTGCGGAACCTTATGGCCGATCATATCGTCAAGCTGACGTAGGGTAAACCCGCCCAAATAATACTTACGGGAGGTATCTTTTACGTTCTCAATCAGGTCAGACATGTTTAACTTAAGTGCTGCCCAGCTAGGCTTGCCTTGGAATACTCTGTCTAAGAAGCTCATGTATCCAGGATTAGTCGGCATTGTATTGTCTAGAACAGAGCGGCGTGACCGACCACGCTGGTTGTAAGCAACTGCTTCTTGAGAGAAAGCTGGGGCTGCTTGCAAGATTGTATTTACATTAGCTAGGGTATACCCTAATACGTTATTTAAACCAAATAGTTTGGATACGAACTGAGCAAACTTATTCCATAAAGATACTTGACCGCCTTCGTACTTAATCTTTTTAAGTAGTGCTTGGAAGTTTTCATTAGCCATCGCTTCAGCCACAAACTCTTGTACGCTATTAAAGCCATATGCATTCTCATCTGACAGCGGAGTAAACTTTTTAATTGCTTCGTACTTGCGCTTAGCATTTTCAAATACTAGCTTGAGTTCTACAACGGCATCTTGCTGGGCTTTAGTAAGGTTCTTGAAGTTAGCTGGGTCTAAAGCATAAATAGTTCCAGCGTGCGTTACTTCATGCAATAGAGTAACTGTGCTCATACCACCACGATCTGGGTTCAGATTGATGGTGTCTAGGTTTTCTAAGTACGTACCGTTAGCATCAATAATGCCGACCGCTTCTTGGTAAGTCTTAAGTAAGTCTTCAAACTGCCCACGAATTGGCTCAAGCACTGCTTGTTTTGCTGGAGTCTTATCAGCATAAAGCGCTTCTAATGTAGCTAAGCTTTGGCGTAAAGAAGCAGGGTCATCTAGTGAGCCATCAAAACCATGCTCAGCTAAGAACTCCCGACCCCATTCGTAGCTTTCAATCTGCTGCAAGAAAGTGCGACGTGCAATACGAGCATTCTTCTCAATATAGTAACGGGCAATTTTGTTCTGTTGATTTACACCAATACTAGTCGGCAAGTTAAGATCAAGCAAACGCTGTGCTACCTTAGCAGTAAACTTCATGTACTTGCTAGCGTCTTTGCCTGGGTCTTTAGCCAATAAAGTAAGTGCGCCAGTTAAATCATTATTAGCAACCTTTTCTTGGATTGCTGGATGCATTGGATAGAAACGGCTTGGGTCTAGCTTCTCAACAGGGCTTGGCTTCATAAAGCGAGCCATACCAGCACCTTGAACACCAGCAGTCTTACCGGATGGGCCACGCCCAATAGATACAGAATAAGTTTTACCTATGCCACCAATCTTCTTAAGATTGTCTGCTACTTTAATTGAGTTGTCGGCCTTGCGAACCATGTCCTTGTAGGACTGTACAGTTGCATCGAAGCGCTTGAGTTCGCTCTGTGGTAGATTTTCTTCTACCCATTTTCTAAACTCTTCTGCGGACTTCTTATTCTGTCCCTTAAATACAACACCAGCTTTGCCTGTATCTGGAGTGCCTAAATCAAACGCAGCCGAGCGCATTGCCAAAGCATAGCGCCAACCAGTCTCATCATTAAAATATGCGTGAGCAGCATTATCTGGAGCAGTTCTTTTATCTTTAGGTAAGTCTTGAAGCGTTGTTAATGCTTTAGCTATACGAGGTACAACAAACGAATCCATATTGGATAAGTCATCAGTTAGCTTGTAAGGAAGTGCAGTCTCTTCTTCTCCAATACGGGAGCGTTCAAACTGTGCCAAAGCTGTATTAAACTTATCACGTAGTTCTGTAATACCACGAACGGTATTTAGTTCTGGTACGTTAGTTAAAGATTGCAGTGCCTGTGCTTGGTCTTGTGCAGACATGCCAGCAAAACGCTGGGATAGGGCAGATGTTAAGGCTTCTCTTTCTTTTGGAGCAATACTCATGCTATCAAAGAAGTTATTCAAGAAAGCCATACGTTGGTCTAACTCTGGGCCCTGCAACGGCACGCTTACATCTGGGCCTTTTTCTTCAGTGCCATAGCGAGTAACTTGTTGTGTACTCTTACCGCCGACAAACTCTGCAACAGTATTAAGGAAGTTTTGAACTGTAGCTTTATATTGAGTAGCTTGCTGTGGGTTTTGGGTAGCTGGTTTTAAGCTATTGAAGAAAGCATTCATTGGCTTCATTGGGTTTGTTCTATCCCCAACAAGCATCATCTTAGCTTTTTCTGGCTCAGCTATAGCCTCAATACCTTTAGTCTCACCTACTTTGCCTTCTGGCCTATCTAATGCAAACTCCATTGGTTCGCTAGATTTAATGGTGCGCTCAGGTTTTTTATTGGGATCTTCCGCACCAAACTCAAAGCCCATTTGACTAGGCATGTTATGTGCAACTTCTTTGCTAGCCGTAATTAAAGAATGGGCTTGGTCTTCTAATTCGTATAGATGTGTGCGTGCTTCTGCAATCCGTTCATCGTTAGGGTCGGCTTGCTCTAAGTCTTTTATGTAAGCACGAGTCTGGAGTACTTTTCTATCTAGCTCGTCTAGTTGATTGTTGAGTTCTTCTTCTCGTACTGCAGTTCCGCTAGTAGAAAGCTCAGTTCCTCCCATGCCTCCAGGGGTAGTTTCTTCAGTTCCTTGCTCGGTTCTGCCTTGTTCTCCAGGCATAGAAATGCCAGGCTTACTTGTTCGGGAGATAGTTCCAGTATTATCATATTCGGTCGCCTCACTAAAAGCACCACGTCCTGCAGCTTCACTTGCGTCTTGTTTAGCATTTGCAATTCTTTGGGCAAAATGTCCACGAGCACCACCAATACCCGCTGCGACACCTGGTTGTACAAATGATCCTACTGCTGTTTCAAAATACTCATTAATTGCATCTGGGTTTAGCAAGTCTAAGTTAGCACCAAAGCGTTCAGCAACTTGCTGAGTTAATTCAGCAGGCATTTCTTTAACGCCAGTAGTAACTATATTCTTAGCTACATCATACAATAAGTTTTTGCCTTGGGCGCCTAAACCGTCCAAAGAACCAATTCCAATTCTTTCAGCAATATAGTCGGCCGTAGCATGCAAAGCCATAGCAGGCGCTAACTTAGCAAAGTCTAACTCGCTTACGTCTTTACCTTGGTTTTGTAATTCTTCTACAGCACGAGCACCAGGCTCACCTACTCCATGGAATGCTGCTTGTGCAGCCATACCTACTTTACCGCCAGTGCTTTCAATTAAGCGTTTAGCTTGTGCAGTTACAAAATTCTGTGCAGCTTTCTCGCCTTGGGTCTCGGCGATCATCTTAGCTGCGTCTTTGATGCCTTCTTTGATTAAACCTTTTTCTAAGAATCCAGCTACGGCACCTGGGGCTGCACCAACACCTGCTCCACCTAATGCACCAATGGCTGCGCCGGCTCCAGTAGCTACTAAACTTTCGCCAACGTTAGCTACGCCTTGCCCCAACATATAAGGAAGATAGTCAGTGATGACAGTTCCTATCCCTTTTTCCCACGCATTTGCAAACGTGTCGGTTGATTTGCTGAGCGGTACCTGCTCAGCTTGTGCCTGCTTCATACCTTCCAGACCACTCTTAATCATTTCATCGGTATATTCACCTTTACCCAAAACTTTTTGAGCACCAGCACCAAGTACAGTCTTAGCGCCATAGTAAAGCTCTTTTGTCTGGGGAAGATATGATTTAATACCACGAACAAAGTCGCTACTATCTTCGTCAGCTTGTTGCCCTAAACCAAGTTCAGCAGGTGTATATTCTTTTTGTTTAGGTTGTGTTTCTTGTGGAGTAGCAATATATCTACCCAAAGAATCAGGCCTGGGTTTGTTATCCAAGCCGAGTTCTTCGGGCGTATATTCTTTCTTCTCAGGAGCGGCATTTAAGCCTAGCTCTGTTGCCGTGTATTCACGAGCCATAGTTAACCTACTTTTACGTAGTTACCATTAGGTAATTGTTTAAAACTTCCTTTTCCAGGTATGTTAACTATACCACTATTGTCAGGGGCTGGACTAGCTTGTGGTGCAGCTGCAGCGGGTTGTTGTGGAGTTAATGTGTTCATGTATTCATTAATTTTAGCTTCACGCATTTGTTGCGCTTTTTGCTGATCTTCTGGTTTTTTACTGTTGGCTAATTTAATATAGCTGACATCTTGGTTTAATGTAGCGTCGGCTTTAGAAATAGCAGTAAGCCTATTCGAGTCTGCACGGTTGGAGTAACCTTTAACAATACCAATAGCATCTTCCAAAGAATGGCCTTGAGCGACGAGTTGGTTAATTAAAGCTGTGCTTTCTCTAGCTGTTTGACCCGCAGCGGCAGCATTAATACCAGCAACTTTTTCAGCAGACTTATTCTTCTCATATGAGTCGTAATCTTTCCAAGCCTCATCAACATCACCAGCAGCAAATTTACGTTGTGCTTCAGATAGGTCAGAAGCAGCTTTAGCGGCCGCATCTTTAGCCATATCTTGTGCTTCGTATGCTTTAGCAATACCGGGAATAGCTGCTTGAACCCCCATATTAAGAGCCTGTCCTAAACCACCAGGAGCTGCAGTTGTACCAACTTTAGCAAAGCCTTGAGCAATAGCCAAAGCAAGTTCACGATTACGGGCTGTATCGCTACCACGAGTTTGTAGTTGCTCGGCGTAAGCTTTTTCAGCATCTGTTGGACCAGCAGTAACACCACGAGCCGCCAGCATCTTGTCACGAGCAGCAGCAAAATCTTCTGGCGTAGTTAATGCGGCAGGGGCTGCTTTTTTAGGCGCTTTAGCTTGTAATTCTTTAGGGACAATAGGAGCGGCAGGGGCGGCAGGAGTAGTTTGGTTATCTGCATCTGGAACCAAACCTTCATTAGCAAATGCAATAATGCCACCACCAGCAAAGCCTTGGCTATTAAACGCTGGACCACCTGCAGCACCAAGACCAGATAAGCGTGCTTGATCCATCATTGCTGGGTTAGGTTGTTGCATTGGAGGGGGTGCCATTTGGGGTACTTGACCGGCTTGTTGCAACATCTGAGCAGCGCCAGGATTTTGACGTAAACGATTCTGGTCAGCCTGAACTCCTTGGAAAAGGATACGTTCGCTAGGGGTAACTTGTGGGTCATTAATGCGTTGTTGTAAGGCGCTAGGCTGTCCTGGTTGCGATGGTGCAGCACCTAACTGACGTGCATCATCTTGTAGCTTTGGGTCGTTAATAACGGCACCATATTTAAATCCAGGAATAGCATCGGCAATACCGCCCTTAGCCATTTTCTTCTCTTTAATCTTACCGCCCTTCTTCTTACCAGCACCAAATGCAGCGCCGAGAGCTGCAGCAGTTCCACCAAGACCAATAGCTTGTTGAGTAGCAGTCGGTTGCGCTTGGTAGAGAGAAGTAGTAGAAGCCTGCATAGGAAGACCACGCAACATGTTGGACATTGTGCCAAGTTGCAATAATGGGTATTGCTGCGCAGTAGCGTAGTTCTGAATAGCTTGGTTAATAATCTGCTGTTGTTGGGCTTGTTCAGTAGCACCTTGAGCTGCTTGTGTACCAATAATGCCTTGCTGAGCTGCAAGTTGTTGTCCGCCAATACCAGCTAACTGATTAGCTAAGTTACCTTGTTGTCCAAGTGCAGATGTAGCTGCAGTTTGCCCTTGTAGCCCCATGCTTGCAACATTTTGCGCTTGCTGTTGAGCATTTTGATACGCTTGACTATAAGCATTACCGACTAGTTGGTTTTGCGCCAACATCTGGTTTTGTGCATTTAAGTTTTGTTGCAATGCATTACGTGAGCCACCAAACGCACCTGATTGTGTTGCCTGACCTTGAGCTTGTTGCCCAGCGATACCGTATTGTTGGTTAAGTAGTTGTTCTGCTGGAGCTAGAGTATTTTGCAGATATGGGTTCATGTACTGCGCCATACCGCCAGGGCTAGTTAATGTGTTCTGTAAGTTTTGACCTGCCATAGCTTCTTGGCCAGCCATCATGCCAGTTCCTCTAGCTGCCTGTGCAGTTAAACCAGTAGCCATACCGTATTGGCCAGGCATTTGCAAGTTAGCTGCAGAAGATTGTGCTTGTTGTTGAAGCGGAGAAAAACCAGCTACGTACTTAGTAGGGTCATTACTATAGGGGGTGTATGGTTGAAAACCAGTAATATTTGTTGCTGCCGCTGTTCCGTCTGCATTGTATAAACCACCAGAAACTTGTTTACCAGTTGCATCATACCCGCCTTGTCCAGATACAGGGGCTTGAGTAAACAGTTGCGCCTGTGTGGCGTTAAGCATATTACTTACATATGGTTGCGCATAGTCAGGAATATTGGTATTCTGAACCGTTGTTTGAGTTGGGCCAGACGAGCCACCGCCGCTTGGGGAGCTTGTTTGTAATACTCCGCCATTAGCTAGCAGCTTTTGTTTGTATCTTAGTATACTCATAACCTATCCTAACATCTTTGAAAATGTTTTATCTGTATGCTTGTAACCTAAGTACTCAAACAATCTTGAATTGTCTAGATGCACTTTTGTACTCACAATAATCCTATTTACCCCAAGTCTTCTCAATACATCTTCTGCATATTGAAAAAGCCTAATTCCTACTCTACCTTTGCGAAATTCTTTCTTAACGAAATAAATATCTTCAAAAGCAGTCATACAGGACTTGTAATGCAGATGCCCATGTATGCAAAAAATAATGTAACCAATTAACTCACCATCTGCTCGGCAGGTAATAGCCCTTAATAACCCTAAACTAGCTAAACGCTTATATTCTTCATAATCAGGTTCTAGCTCGTATTCTTTTGTAACACTTAACTCTTCGTAATGTAACGGCAATATTTGCTGAAACTCCGGCAAAAATTTAAACGCATCAACGTCTTCATAAATTAATGTTGTCATTTTGGTAAGTACTTATCCGCCTTTACTTCAGGTGCTTGTTTCTTTCTTCCAGTACGTGCACGACGGATATTGTCCATCATACTATATAGCTTTTTAGCGCCAGCGTCAGTACTACCATTCCCAAGATGCGACACAACATCAGCAGGTACAACGAACTCTCCGTCAGCCAATCTGGCAGGCTGTTTTCCACCAATATTGGCAGGTATGCTATCAGACATACCATCGCCAGGACCTTTAAGTAAACGAGGGTTTCCACCACTTGCATATCCTCCTAAACTTGGGGCGCCCATAATGCCACCACCAGCAGCTTCTTGAACTTCTGGAGTAGCGTCAGGATTAATTTTGCCGTAAGTAGTTGAAGCAGCAGGAAGAACAACGGCATTTTTACCTAATCCAGCAGCAGAAGCTTTTTGCTTTACACGATATAGTGCGGCTTCATATGGACTTAAGTTACGGGTATTTGGGTCTGTATCCTGAACAATACCAACGCTTGGTGTAGGGCTAGAAATAACAGGCCGAGGGCCATATAGACTTTCTAAATCTTGCGTAGCATTTTCAATGCCAACTACACTACCATATTCTCCAGAATAGGACGGAACAGAGCCACCTTCACGCATAGTTGTAGGTGTGTACCCACCAGAATAAGTTCCTGGAGTGCTTGGGTATAGTGTGTTTGGAACCCCAGGCTGGTATGGATTACGTTTGTAATCTGGATACTGGGCTACGTATGCTGGGTTTGGTTGGGTTGGGAATGAGCCTTTAAAATCAGGAGACAGCGTTTTTAAACCCATTGGGTTTGTGCTTGCAGTTGAAGCAACAGGCATTGCCTGACGGTTAGTACTCATTGCACCAGATAAAATTGGAGCTGCTGCCATCATAGTGGAACCGAGATTATTAGAAATAACACTAGGTGCTTGGCTTAGTCCACTTACTACATCCGAGCCATAAGAAGGTTGATTAGCTACAATGCTGCTTATATCACCAGTAGTACCAGCGCCACCAGGGCCAGCTATTTGACCAATAGCATCGTACCCCCCTGAAGTTGCACCAGCATCAGCAAATGCACCAGATAAGTCCGCACCACCATAAGCGCCCATACCGGCCATAAGACCTTTAGTAACAGAGCCTGTCATTGCATAGTCGGCCCCGCCAACTAACATACCTGATAACAGTGGGGTCATAGCACCGTCGGTTAAAACATCAAGCCCAATACCAGCAACCATTGGAAGCACAGAACTTAGGAATCCTGCTTCTGGAAGGCCTGTTTCTGGGTTAGTTGTTAGGTCTCCACCATGTTTTTTAGCCAAACCTTTAAGGGCTTGGACCTCGCCTTTGGTCATATGGACGAGTTCAGTATCGTCGTTCCGACCCTTAGTTTTTAAGTAGTGTGCTGTATTGTGTAGTCCCATGGAGGCCTCACCCGTTAATTTTGTTCAAGTTTATCATTTAAACTCCCGTTCCGGAAGCATTTACCCATTTAGTACCATTCCACCAGATCGGGATATCTAGGGTTGTATCAAAATAAATCTGCCCAATTTGCTGCTTAGAAGTGGGTCTTTGGA